GAACTGAACTTCTCGCGTAGAGTCGGCATCGTGATAAATAGTAAAGTTCGCATCCGAGAATACGTCGGGGAATGTCCCTGCGTATGTCCAGTCGGTCAAAGCTCCCGCATTACTCAAGCGAACGTATATACCCGCCGGATGCCTGCCGATAAACCAAGTGCCGGATGCCTCACGAACGAGGTAGGCCGAGTTTACTGCGGGAGTTCCGACAGTAATAGGAAGGTCGGCGTAGTATTGCACCTCGCCGTCGATGTAGGAAGACCCGCCTCCTCCACCGGAGAAGTCCAGCTTTCCAGTAAATGGATTAAATACCCACATTAGCTGATATTAGAAAGACGGTCATTATCCGCCACCGCACCACCAACGTAAGTTAAAGTAAGAGTTTTTACGTTACTCCCGCCATTCTTGTAAAATACTTGGTATATGTTATTTGTAGAACCGTAGTAAGTAATGTCAATTTCGTCAAACGGAGGGATTGGGAAAGACGATACCGAGCCTGCCGTCTGGTAGGTATTCTCTGTGATTTTACGGAGCAGGTTGTTCTGTCCGTCGCCAAGTATCGGTAATGCTGCCATATCAAACTTTTAAGCCTTTAGTTATCGTTAAACAAGTAAATTCACTCTTGGAAGACAGCGTAGTTCAGCTTCGCGTCAGTCATCGTCCAGCGCATCCACGCCCTTGCTATATCGTTAGGATCGTCAAAGTAAGCTCTGATCTGCACAGACTTCCAATGCGAGTCCCACACCCACAGCCTGTTCTTCCCAGTAGGATACATATAAACACAGACAGCATGACCCCACTTGTCGGTATAGATAACAAGAACCTTAGCCTGAATGCCGTTCGCCTTCAGTCCCTGCGTCATTACAATCGCCTCTGGAAGGCAGGCGTTCTTATATTTACCTACCCACGGAGGAGTGTTCGCAAGAGGATTAGCCGTGCATCCCGCTACGAGCAACGCCAGCAGCAGGATGAAGACTCGCATTAGCTCAAGGCTGCGGCAAGCTGTGCGCCAGTCGTAGCAACCGTGCTGGAGTTCTTCAGGCGGGTTCCGATAGCACCACTCGTAGTAAGTGCGGATGTCTGCGTATCCCAAACGTCGGTAGCAGTAAGCGTAGATACAGGAACTTCGTTCGTGCCATCCCAAACTATGCTACCAGAACCGACGTTCGTAGAAGCAGCGATAAAAGCGATCTCGTAGGTTCCGGCAGAGCCAGTCATATTCCCGCTGTAAAAGCCAGAGGAACCAACCTCCGTAAGCGAGATAGCGGAACCTACTGAGGCTCCGTTTTGAAAACGTTGCGCGGTAACTGTAAGCCCGCTTGTCGGAAGTGCGATGTTGAGTTCGTTTGCCATATTAGTAGTTAGTTAGCTGGTTCCCATTGACGCTCCACCCTATCGTCAAACCAAACTACGACAGGATTCCATTCGCCTTCTTCGGGTTTATCAAGTTTAACGAGAGGAACGATAGTCGGCGTGACCCAATCTTCTGGTGTGGGATATGGAGCAAGCGTATCAAGACGGGGATTTCCCTCGTCATCCAGCACGATGCTGATCAATTCTTTGGTTCCATCTGCGAAGATTACTCCGTATGTTTTCATAGTTTATGTTCCGTAGGCGATTTCGACGGCATCCACCGAGGCGACCCATCGCCATGTTTCGGCGGCGATGCCTGTGACTTCTACTTTGAGTGCATCGTTCGTGTCGTTGGCGCTCAAGGCGATAGTTGTTCCTGCGGCGTTGTCTGTTCCGATAGTCACGGGTGCATAGACTTCCGTGGTAGTTCCCGCCACATTCTTGAGCGCGTATTGGCGCAGGTAGTGGGCTACTGCGGTGCCGTCTGATTTGATGCCTGTAATGTTGATGGTGAGGCCGAGGACTTTGCCGCTGGGGATCGTGAGGCGAGTTGCGCTGCCGTCTAAGAAAAGCTCGACTGCGCTGTTTGTCGTGGTCTTGTTGCGCAGGACGAAGCGGGCGCGCTGGGCATCGCCTGATCCTGATGTGCTATTAAACGCACCATTAGCATGGGCCTGCATTCCTCGACGGTCTGCCAAGGCGTTAAAGCCAGATAAGATTCCAGTTCCTGTTCCAGAAGCTGTATTTCCAGAAATCGCCCCGCCATCTGTTCCGGCTCCAATAAACGCTCCAGTTCCAGATGCAACATTCGACCTCCCGCCGCCACAAAAAGACAACAGCCCAGAGGCAGCATTACTCTGCCCTGCACAAAATGATGGAGAACCAGATGCAGAATTTCCAAAACCTAAAGCGGCACTATAATTTCCAGAGGCTGCATTATATCCGTTTGCAACGAATGATGAAAGTGCAGAAGCAATGTGATTTGCATTACTTCTTTCAATTTGCAAATCAACTGCATAGTTCCCGCGAGCATTTCCAGTAGAGGCTGCGCCAGTTGGCTTTGGCCCTAGAATAAAAGCCCCAGTTCCTTTCGGCGTGAGGACGAGGGCAGAGTTGGTTTGGCCTGCGTGTGCGTTGACGATGGCTACATTGTTCTGAGTGCTTGTAGTTGCGTCATCTATCACGATGTCGCTGCCTTGTGCAGTATACTGACCAGTTCCATCTGCGCGAGGAACTGCGTTGTCTACTGTTCCAAGAGTGCCGCCGATGCCTGTGATGTTGCCTCCAGAAACCGTGATACCTACGGGAGTCAATTGTTCCATCACGCCTGTTCCCGCAGTGCTGCGGCCTACGATACGGTTGGTGGCGATGCTAGTAGAAATGTCGGGTGTCGCTCCACCAGAGCTAGTCAGCGGAGCGGTAGCAGAAATAGAAGTTACACCACCCGATGCGTTAAGTGTGGTTCCTGAAAGAGAAAGCCCAGTTCCCAGCGTGATCTCTTCAATCGCACCAGTCCCCGCAGTTCCGCGTCCCAACAGTTTGTTGGTCGCCATGATTGTCTTGCCCGAGCTTGTTCCGATCATCGTTTATGTATAAGTTAGCGTTTCTCTGTCAGACCAAGCACCTGTAGCACTCCCGTCTGAAACAACTTCTCCCGCAGAGTTTATTTCTGTTTTGTAAATTGTCCAGTCATTTGAATCTTCTGGATCGCTTTCGGGATAATCTTCCCAAGCAAGCCGTCCGATATAAAGTTCCAATCCGTCTGAACTGGTGGCGGATAAAAACAAATAGAGCGAAGTATCGCGTGGTCTAGCCAGCCGAAATACTTCGCCCGATTCGTCTTTGCTGTAGAGCCTGCGATCCGTTAGATTGATCGCAAGCTCCCCAGCGGTGAGGTCTTGCGCCTCAGGGACTCGCCCCGAGACGCTTGACCGTTTTAATTTGATCGTTGTAGGCACGATCCTTCTAACTTATATTAGAAGGTTCCGCCGTCAACTTCTCCCTCAAGAGCGGAGATGCGGGACTCGTGGTCCGCAACGTCAGTCTCAAGGCTGGTAGCACGTCCTTCAAGGGCGTCGATGTCGGACTCAGCCGTATCCACGCGACCGCTCAGGGTGCTAGCCGCAGACTCAATCGCGTCAATATCGCTCTCAGCGGTATCAAGCCGACCGTCGAGGGAGGAAACGTCACCCTCAAGCGTGGTGGCGCGGCCTTCCAATGCGTCGATGTCGCCTTCGGCTGTGGTCACACGACCTTCCAGCGTGGTAGCGGCAGACTCAATGGCGTCGATGTCGCTCTCGGCAGTGTCGAGGCGTCCTTCGGCGGCGTCCATCTCTTCCTCAAGCGTATCGATAAGGCCCGCAAGCTCGTCGCAACGGCCTTCAAGAGCTGCGATGTTGCCTTTATTGAATTCGTCCTCGCTTTCCAGCGTAGTGGCACGACCTTCAACAGCGGTGGCGCGGGACTCAAGCGAGTCGATATCTCCTTCAGCCGTGGTGACACGTCCGCTCAGGGTAGAAGCAGCACCTTCAATCGCTGTAATGTCTCCCTCAATCGCTGAAAGGCTGTTCGCCACAGTCGAGGCGAAGTTAGCATCATCGTTAAGAGCGGCAGCGAGTTCGTTCAGGGTGTTGAGCGCAGCGGGAGCAGCGTCGATAACGTTGCTGATCGCGGTGTCAACATATCCCTTGTTGGCGGCGTCGGTAGAAGCAACAGGAGTTGCAACGTTCTCAACGACGAGTGAGCCAGCGTCAATACCACCAGAGAAGGTTTTCTTACCGGAGACGGTTTGAGCAGAGGATTTGTCAACGAACGTGCCCTTACCAGCGATGGCCTCAATCGAGGTGCCATTGCCGATGTAGAGTGTTTCGTTTACGAAGTTATGTGCCAATTCACCAGCGAGCAAAGAGGCGGGTGCGCCCGAAGCTCCGGTTAGACGGCGTTTAATGCGGATATTAGTAGCCATATTATTATTTCTTTCTGGTTGTTGTTTTGTTTGAAGCTGGGGTTACTTAGCCCCAGCCCTTCCTTGCGAAAGTGTCGCTGTTTTAAAACTCTCCCCCGTCGTTGTCAACACGCAAAGGAACATATTTATTTTGATCGCTATTCCACAGATAAGGAAGACCTTCCTCTTCTTCAAAATAAATGCGACCACGTTCTCCCGTTGCAGGGAAGTTATCTTTTGTTTGATAAGTTACCACATCGTCAAAGTCTGTAGGCAAGCTATCTGCGACAAGCTTACCCTTCTCTTCGACCACCCGTCCGTTGTAGATTACTTTCATATTAAGGCGCGTCTGCGTTTACGATATTGTTGTCGCCGTCTAGGCAGAAGCGGATGATGCCTGAGCCAGAGGGGGTAACATAAGAGCCATACGACAATCTACATGAAATAAGCTGACCAGTTAAAATACCATCGTCGCCAGAAAAACTAAAATTACCGCCATAACAATTTACAAAAATACCTTCTGAAAAAGACCCAAATGCGTTTTCTCCACCAACACATCCAAAAAATTTCCCACTTGTAATGCCGCCGCCACCTCCAGAGCTAAAACTATAAAATCCACTTCCAAAACAATTTTCAAAAACCTGAAGCGGTTTGCTGTCGGCAATTTTAAACTGTTGTGTTCCGACAGAAATTCCGCCAACCCTTACGTCGTTTGCTGTTACATTTAGCGTGTTATTGGAAACAATAACAGCGGGATTTTGAAATTGTGCGCCTAGTCCTACGAGGTCTACATACTCTGCGTCTATCGCAAGCTCGGAGGACAAGGAGTAAGTTCCGGGGATGATGAAAACTGTAATGCGATTGCTCGCTGATGGGCCTTTGGCTTTAGCCTCGGCGTATTTAGAAGCAAGATCGTCGCCGGGCTGGACGAGGACGTAATTGTCTCCGCTTGATTGTAAAGCGGAAGAACTCGTAACCGCGCTTGCGTAAGTATTCTGCGCGATCTTGAACAGCAGATTGTGCTGTCCGTCACCTACTCGCGGTTGAGACTCGCCTGTGTTGGCGGCTATTTTCGCAAGAAGGTTGTTCTGTGAATCGTTAAATTGTGGGAACTGTGCCATTTCAAGCAATTCCTGCGCGTTGACGTAGACGCTCTTGGAACGGCACTTCCTCTTCTACGGACTCTTCCTCTTCCATTTCACCCTCGGGCATCTCCTCTTCTTCCATTTCTTCCTCTTCTTCTTTAGCAAGAGGATACCCGTCGATTGAAACAAGGGTGAACTCTCCATCTCCGCAGTAACAAACTTTAGCGAGAACCTCTTTCTCCTCGCCTTCCTTCATATCGGAATAATCGAAACCCTCTGGAGCATCGAACTCGACGCCCTCTTTCTCGGGTTTGCCCATACCGATAATAACAGCCATTCCGCCTTTGCCTTCGTTTTTCATATTGTTCGATCTTTCTTTAGTTAAGGTGCGAGGAGGGATCGAACCTCCCCGCACCGTGAGCTAGCTTACGCTACCAACTGCTTAGGAGCAGGACTGGTAGATCGTGGCGGGCGAGCAGCGGAGGTGCATGATAGCATAACCCCACTCAACACGCTTCGGCTGAGAACCCTGCATGAACAGAGCGTAGAAGTATCCGGTCAAGCCAAGGATGTTGTTCACGTTGTCCCGGTTGTTGATCCAGATGAACTCACCGCGATAGTTGACAGGATCGAACTTCAGTCCCGAACCGGGGCTGGTGATGACCTGCGCAACACGCGAGGTGAAGACGTGCGGGTTGTAGATAACGCTAACCTCGTAAGGAGCGGTGCGGTAAGCCGGATTGACAACCGCTTTGCTGCCCGTGGTGGCTGCGGCGTTCGCGTAGAACGGAACGCGGACAAACTGCCCGTTAACGAAGTTGTAACGAGGAGCTTGACGATCAACGATGTGAACGAAGCCCGAGTAGGCGAACGAAGCGCCGAATGGCTTGATCAACTCGTCAACCTGCGAGGAGAAGCGGAGGTCTTGACGGATGTCAGAGTTCTGCTTCTTGATGTAGTTCGACGTTTCAGGCGAGCAGATGAGCGCGTATTGCGGCTCACCGTCAACCATCGC